ATTAAACAATCTATTAACGAAATACAACGGAGAGATTATGAGCGTAAGAATCGTAAGAACAAGAAACGGTGAAGATGTCATCGCTGATCTTTACGAGGTAACAACTAAAGAAGATACTGAAAAAGCAATTGCTTTTCAATTGATTCACCCTTATAATGTATTCATCGAAGAAGCTATAAGTGTTGAATCACCAGGTGAGATTCAAAAAATTAGTTCACCTGAAATTAGTTTTCAACCTTGGGCACCTCTATCAAAAGAGAGGAGGATCATGTTAAAATTAGAAGAAGTAGTAACTGCATATGAAACATATGATGAAGTTATTAAAAAGTACACCGAACTAGTGGAGGCAGCAAGTGGAAGAGGAAATGATTCAGGTACCACAGGAGACAGAGGATCAACTTTTGGAACCGATGGAGGACCAGATGCTCCAGCAGCAGATCAAAGTGATCCTGTTGAAGCAACGGAATGAATATCTTATAGGAGCAGTAACAGAACTGGATGAAGAACCAAGTATCTTAATTGAGAATTGTTATGAGATTCTCGATGATGAAACTATATCTCCATTTCCAGCATTCACACAACAACGTGACGTGTTCTTGACAGGAGATACTATTCTGAGTATACTGGATCCAAGTCCAAATCTTGTGGAGATATACAAATCTAAATGAGTACGTTCTATACGAACATTCAGTTAGCAGGTGATACCATTCTTTATAGAGGGTATCAGGATGGAGACCCAGTACAGTTTCGTACTCAGTTTTCTCCTACTCTTTATGTTCTTTCTAGGGATAAGAACGAGAAGTTTAAAACTCTTGATGGGAGATCTGTTTCTCCTATACAGTTTAATTCTTCAAGGGAAGCAAGGGAGTTTATTAAAACCTATGATGGGGTAGAAGGATTTGAAGTTCATGGATATGAACGGTTCGTTTACCAATATATGCGTAGAGAATTTCCTGGTGATGTTGAATATGATATCAATCAGATGAAGATCTATGCGTTGGACATCGAGGTTCAATGTGAGAATGGATTCCCTGATGTAGAAGCAGCAGCAGAAGAGATGCTTTCGCTTACCATTAAGAATATGGTAACGAAAGAATATTTTGTATGGGCAGTTAGAGAATTTGAAGTACCTGATGGTGTCAAAGCATTTATCTATGACACCGAAAAGGATATGCTTATGAATTTCCTTGAATGGTGGGTGCAAAATACACCTGACATTCTTACAGGGTGGAACGTTAATCTATATGACGTACCATATATTGCTCGTAGGTTGAATAGGATCCTTGGTGAGAAATGGATGAAGTCATTATCACCTTGGAATCGTGCTAATGAAAGAGAAGTTTATGTACAAGGAAGAAAGAACTATGCGTATGATCTTAGTGGGATTAATATTCTTGATTATCTCGATCTATACCGCAAGTTTACTTACACAAATCAAGAGTCTTACAGACTCGATCATATTGCCTTCGTTGAACTCGGACAGAGGAAGTTAGATCATAGTGAGTATGAGAACTTTAAAGATTTCTATACGAGTGATTGGCAAAAGTTTATTGAGTACAACATCCAAGACGTTGAGTTGATTGACAGATTGGAAGATAAGATGAAGTTGCTTGAACTTGCCATAACTATGAGTTATGATGCTAAGGCAAACTTTGAGGACGTGTATTCCCAAGTACGTATGTGGGATACATTAATATATAATTATCTTACTGATAGAAACATAGTTGTTCCCCCTAGAAAGGGTGCAAAAAAAGATGAAAAGTATGCAGGTGCTTATGTCAAGGAACCGATTCCAGGAAAGTATGATTGGGTGGTCAGTTTTGACCTTAATAGCTTGTACCCTCATCTTATTATGCAGTACAATATCTCACCAGAAACCCTCTGGGAGACTCGACATCCCAGTTCGAGCGTTGAGAGGATCTTAAATCAAGAGATTGATTTTGATGGCAAGTTTGCTGTATGTGCTAACGGTGCTCAGTATCGTAAGGACATACATGGATTCCTACCAGAAATAATGCAGAAAATATATGACGAACGTACGATTTATAAGAAGGCCATGCTCAAAGCGAAGGGGGACTATGAAGTTTCGCCAAGTGCCAAACTACAAAGAGATATTAGTAAATTCAATAACATCCAAATGGCTCGAAAGATCCAGCTCAATTCGGCTTATGGTGCCATTGGAAATCAGTACTTTAGATATTACAACTTATCTAATGCTGAGGCGATTACTCTCAGTGGGCAGGTTAGCATCCGTTGGATTGAAAGCAAGATGAACAAGTATCTTAATACGATACTGAAAACAGAAGGAGAAGATTATGTTATTGCTAGTGATACTGATAGTATCTACCTCAACCTTGGTCCTTTGGTGCAAAGTGTATACAAGGGGAGAGAGAAAACTGATGAGAGCGTTGTTAGGTTCCTTGACAAGGTGTGTGAAACTAAATTTGAACCTTTTATTGAAGGTTCTTACCAAGAACTGGCCGAGTACGTTGGAGCATACGAACAGAAAATGTTCATGAAGCGAGAGAACATCGCTAACAAAGGTATATGGACAGCAAAGAAAAGATATATTCTAAACGTATTCAATAGTGAAGGTGTTCAGTATGCTAAACCTAAACTTAAAGTTATGGGTATTGAATGTGTTAAATCTTCTACACCAGGTGCCTGTAGAGATAAGATTAAAGAGTGTTTGAAGGTTATTATGAATGAGAATGAGGAAGCAGCACAAAAGTTTATCAAAAATTTTAGAGATGAGTTTGATACATTACCTGTTGAAGATATATCATTTCCCAGAGGTTGTAATAATCTAAATAAGTGGGCAAACCCATCCAGTATATACAGCAAAGGAACACCCATACATGTGCGTGGTGCTTTGTTGTTTAATTATTACAACAAGAAGAACAACTTAACACATAAGTATCCCTTAATACAAGATGGGGAAAAGATTAAATTTGTTTATCTCAAGACTCCTAATAAAATGGGTGAGAATGTAGTCTCTTTTTTGAATACATTCCCCAAGGAGTTTGAGCTTGACAAACAGGTAGACTATGATCTACAATTCAGTAAGAGTTTTCTTGAACCTATTAGGGTTATTATGGAAAAGATCGGATGGAAGCCAGAGAAAATCGCTAGTTTGGAGTTTTTATTTGGATGACCACTTACATAGTTGAATATCAGAAAGCTTTTGGTGCTGGTAGAATGCCAGAGGAGAAAGAATTTTTTGATGAAGACGAAGCCAAATGGTTTGAACGTGCTTTAAAACGTTCTAATCATATTACCAAATTATTTAAGAAAACACCATGAATTTTTTGAAAGATATAGTAAAGGAGATTGATAATGAATATGCTAGTCTGGTCTCAGATGGAGTGGCAGCTGGTGATACAAGCGGTTTTATCGACACTGGTAGCTATATTTTTAATGCTCTTGTATCTGGGTCAATTTTCGGGGGAATCCCAGGAAATAAAATCACTGCTCTCGCTGGAGAGTCAAGTACTGGTAAGACTTATTTCTGTCTTGGCGTTGTGCAGCATTTCCTTGAGTCTAATCCCGATGCTGGTGTCATATTTTTTGAATCAGAATCTGCTATAAGTAGAGACATGATAGAGAGTAGAGGAATTGATTCATCACGTATGATGATCGTTCCTGTTACTACAGTTCAGGAGTTTAGGACTCAGGCAATAAGGATTTTAGATAAATACCTGGCACAGTCTGATCGCAAACCTTTAATGTTTGTTCTTGACTCTCTTGGTATGCTAAGTACCACCAAAGAGATTGAAGATAGCGAAGCAGGAAAAGAGACTCGTGACATGACTCGAGCTCAAGTTGTAAAGTCAATTTTTAGAGTCCTTACGCTTAAATTGGGTAAGGCTAATGTCCCTCTTATAGTTACAAATCATACCTACGATGTGGTCGGCAGTTATATCCCAACTAAAGAAATGGGAGGCGGGTCTGGTCTCAAATATGCCGCAAGTACGATCATTTATCTCTCTAAGAAAAAGGAAAAGGATCAGAAAGAGGTTATTGGAAACATTATTAAAGCTAAAGCAGCTAAAAGCAGACTCTCAAAAGAAAATTCGGTAGTAGAAACTAGACTTTATTATGAAAAAGGTCTTGATAAGTACTATGGACTCCTTGAATTAGGAGAGAAGCATGGTGTCTTTAAGAGAGTGGCAAATAGATACGAGATTGGAGAGAAGAAAGTCTATCCTAAAAACATTTACGAAAATCCCGAAGAGTATTTCACATCTGAAGTACTTCAAGCACTAGATGAATGTGCTAAGAAGGAGTTTAGTTATGGTAGCTAAGTTAACTGATTACATTAAATGCTATGATAATATGGTTGATGAATTCTTTTGTCAATCTGTCATAGAAACATTTAAACAATCTGAAACTGCATACCTTGATAGAGAACAAAGACCTTCCTTTACTGAATTGAATATTTCTAAGAGGTATCTTGAAGGAGATCCTCTATGGAAACCAATACAAGCAAAGATGACCGAAGTCTTAATTGATACGGTTCAAATTTATATGCAGGATCTAGGTATAGAACCAGACTTTCCTGCTAAGTATGCTTTTGAAGAACATCGTATGAAGATGTATAAAAATAATGAATACGATCAGTTCAAAGATCATGTTGATGTAGGAGATTATAATTCAGCACGTCGTTTTCTTGTATGTTTTCTTTATTTAAATTCACTTAGTCTTGGAGGAGAAACTAATTTTCCTAGATTAGACTATGCAATTACTCCGAAGTGTGGTACAATATCTTTGTTCCCTGCTACGTGGCAGTATAGACATGCTGGACTGCCTCCTAAGAGTGGGAACAAATATATTATTGGTTCCTATTTACATTACGTATGAATCTTGAAGTTACTATTTTAAGTAATTTGGTTTTTAATGAAAGATATGTACGTAAGGTACTTCCTTTTCTTAAAGAAGAATACTTTACTGTGAGACCACAAAAGGTTATCTTCACAGAAATTAATGAATATGTTACTAAGTATGATGCACTTCCTAGTGTTAATACTATTAGTATTGAATGTGAGAATAGAACTGATTTGACAGAAGATCAGTTCAAAGAGATTCATGAGGTATTAAATGTCTTATCGGAGGAGAAAGCAGACCATGATTGGTTGGTTGATACAACAGAAACATGGTGTCAAGAGAGAGCGATTTATCTATCGCTTATGGAGAGCATCAAGATTGCTGACGGTCAAGATGAGAAGAGAGATAAGGGAGCTATTCCACAGATACTAAGTGATGCATTAGGAGTATCGTTTGATCAAAATGTAGGGCATGATTATGTTATAGATGCTGAGACTAGATATGAATTCTATCACCAGAAAGAAGAGAAGATCCCATTCGACCTCGAATTTTTCAACAAGATTACAAAGGGTGGCATTCCAAATAAAACACTCAACGTTGCTCTCGCTGGCACTGGTGTTGGTAAGTCTTTGTTTATGTGTCATGTCGCAAGTAGTGTGTTACTCCAAGGCAAGAACGTATTATACATCACGCTTGAGATGGCTGAGGAGAAAATTGCTG